CACAGAAAGATTTGCATCAAGGTTTTCATTAAACTTTTTGAGAAACAACGCAACGCCGGCAGGTATTTTAACTCTTGACGGATCAATGAAAAAAGAGGCATTCCAAAAGTTCAAGAGACAATGGCGTGAGGGATTGTCAGGGGCCGAGAATGCGGGGAAAATTGCAATAGTAAGGGGAGCCACAGCAAAGTTTGAGAAGATTGGTTTATCGCTTCAAGACATTGACCTTAAGGCATTAAAAGATGTTACAGCTGATGATGTGTTCAAGATGTTTAAAGTTCCAAAGCCGTTAGTTGGGTTGGCTGATGCTCAAGGTCTAGGGCGTGGCAACGTTGAGACATTAGAATATATTTATATGAAGAGAACAATCAATCCGCAGATGAAACGTATTGATGATGGTTTGGAAAAATTGAATGAGAGATTTTATAAAGAAAATGGCACAATGATTGGACACGAGAATATAGTGCCGGAGGATAAGGACTATGAATTAACAAGACTTGAAAAAGGCACAGACAAGTGGATACAAAGAGATGAGGCAAGAGTCGCCGATGGGCTTAAGCCGGTTGGAGCTAATCAATTGTTCATTGGTTTGAATCAGGTACCTGTTGATTTGGATAGTACAGCATCAAAAGGTGTTGAGAAAAAAGCTCGTTTAATTATTAGAGTTCCGAAAACTCAAAAAAAAAAGGGGGGGATTGACTGGGACGTAACAGATAAGTCAGATGATGCTCCACAGGAAGTTTTTAGAAAAAATACAGTAGAGGTTACCGCTCTTGGTTATGAAAAAAAGTTAAAGAAAGCATTTGTTAAATATTTGTCAGAGCAAGAGGATAAGGTTTTAAGTATTGTTGATCCTAAAAAGAAATTAACAGCAAAGGATTATCAGAACCCTCTATTTGATAAAGCAGAAGAGACAGCAAAATTAATGTTGGCATTAACCCCGATTATAATTACATTGGCACAAGACATTGGAGAGCAGGGAATGACTTTTGTTGGAGCAGATGGGGAATTTATAATGTCGCCAGCATTTGATAAGTTGTTGAAAGACCACTTGTATAAAATGTCATATAAATTCAACGATGAGACGATTGATCAATTATCTAAAACATTGGCAGAGGGATTAAAAGCAGGGGAGTCAAATGATAAATTGGCCAAGAGAGTCAACGGTGTTTATGATGATGCAAAGAAATGGCGCAATAAAAGAGTTTCGCGGTCAGAGACTCATTGGACCGCTGTAAATGCCACAGAGGAGGCTTACAAGCAGTCAGAATGGGTACACTATAAAAAATGGTATGCAAATCCCGGGGCGTGTGAGTTCTGTTTATCGTTTGATGGTAAGACAGAACCAATTGGTCATTCATTCTGGCCACAGGGGAAAGAAGTTGAAGGGACAGAGGGAGGAACATTCAACCCTGATTATGAAACTGTAGAGAATGCACACTTGCATCCAAATTGTAAATGTCAGTTATTGCCAATGGAGTCAAAGGAATGATTAAAAGTATATACTGCCCAAATTGTAGACGCTTTTTAGGCAAGATATATGAGGGGGGAGCAGTTTTAAAAACAGAGTTAAAATGCCCGGAATGCAAAGAAATGGTTGAGATAAATTATTGTACTGCTTCATCTTTTTATACGCCACCAGTTTCAGGTTTAGATAAAATAAGAATTAAGGCTTGACAAATTAAGAATGGTTAACCTATAATTTAATCAAAGCTCACAAAGGGATATTTTTTAAAGCCCGGAGCAATAGTCAGTTTTTTTGATTAGCTGTTGTTGCGGGTTTTTTTGTATAAAGGTTGAGTCTGTAATCTTAAATAAAACGGACGGGAGGATGGCGGGTTATTATAAATTAACAAAGGAATTATATGGAAACAAAAGAAGCAAAGAAAAAATACGGAATGCAAAAAATCGGTCTATCGTTTGCGCCGGGGATGACAAAGGATCTTGGTCACGGTGTTATTGAGGTTATAGTTTCAACCGATAGAGAGGACTATCACGGAGAAAAGATTAATCCCGATGGCATAAATACTAAAGAATATCACGGTACTGTTTTGTATGGTCACGATTACGAGGGGTTGCCAATTGCTAAAACAACAAAGTTATGGAAAGACAAAGCAATCAAAGGGTTAAAAGCAAGATTGCAGTTTGCGGTTGAGGAATTGCCATTTGCTAAAACTGTTTATGATCTTATCAAGGGCGGATATTTAACAGATGTATCGATTGGTGGATTGGTTACAAAGTGGAGCGATGATTGGTTAACGATTGAAGAGATGATAATGAAAGAATTTAGCATTGTGCCTATTGGAGCCAATGCGGATGCTCAAGTTGTTGCAATGAGCATTGGCAAATCAATGAATGAGGTTAAAGGGGAATATGAAGATGCAATGATTAAACATTTTGCGGAAAAAGTTAAGTCAGTACCAAAGGGACAGATTAAAGAAGTTATTAAATCAATGAAAGTTGTACTTGCGGCTCTCGAGGGCGAGGTCGATGGCATCTCCGAAGAGAACGCAGACGGTCCGGTCAACCGGGTAAAATTTATTACCTTAAAAAACCACGCGAAAAAACTTGATAAAAGTTCCGAGCAAATGATCAAGATAATTAAAGTGTCGCTAAAAGCGAAAAAGGAAAATTAAATTATGGATAGATTAAAAGAGTTAGAGAAAAAAGAGAAAGATGGATCTATAACTGCCGATGAGCAAACTGAATTAAAATCTCTTCGCGAAGCAAAAGACGAGGTTGAGATTGGTGATGAAGTGATCGACGCAATATCTGCAAAGGTTGCGCCGATGGTTACTGAATCATTAAAGGGAGCTGTTGGTGATTCTATCAAGGAAGCTATGAAATCAACTACCGAAAAAACTATCAAGAAAAACATATCTGACAGAGACGACGGAGATGTTGACCAAGACGGCGATGTTGACCAAGACGGCGATGAGGAATCTAAAGAGTTAAGGTTTATGAAGGGTGCTGTTGCATTAGTAAACGGAAGCGTAAAGGGTATAACTGAATATAATCGTAAGTCTATGGAACTTCGTAGGAAAGCCGGATATGGCAACGAAGGTACAGATGCTGATGGTGGTTATTTAGTTCCTGATCCTGATTTCGATGCAGAGATTGAAAGATTGGAAGAAGAATACGGCGTTGCATTTCAGTATGCCGATGTTAGACGTATCAATGGTAATTCTATAAAACTTAACAAGAAATCAAGCGGTTTTGATTTTGTTGAAACCACAGAGCATACCGCTATAACAGGTGGTAAGCTAACAATTGGTCAGGTTACTGCTGATCTTAGAAAATTCGCAAGGATTGCACCGGCAACTGAAGAATTGGACGAGGATTCAGCTGTTGATTACTGGCAAGAAGTTACCAATGAGTTTGCTTTAAAGAGAGCTAAAAAAGCTGATGAGTTAACCTTTACGGATAGCACATCTGGTATTTTAGAAATTGCTTCAACTAAAGCTCAAACTGTTGGATCCGCTTACACTGATATAGATTGGGATGATCTGATGAACGCTGAGGTTAGAGTACCATCACCTTCTCAAAAGAACGGTCGATGGTTTATGCATAGGACTATATGGAACTATCTTGCGCAGAAAAAAGACAGCGAATCAAGATATCTATTTCAGCCAAATCCTAACGCTCCGTCTACTCCTTGGGGTACTCCGGTAGTTATGACTGAAGTGTTACCTACAACTGCAACTGTTCATTCAAATAGTGGTATTGCGATATTCGGTGATCTTAAACATTACAAACTTTATATTAAGAATGGCATAAGATTAACGTTGCTTACTGAAGCAATCGTTAAAGATGAAGATGGAACAGACTTCAACCTTGCCATTCAAGACGGTAAAGCTCTTAAGGGTGTTATCAGAATGTTGGGTGTTGCAAAATTCCCAGAAGCATTCTGCGTTCTTGGTACAGGAACTGTTAGTTAGCCAAAATTAAATTAACTTTAAAAGGAGGTTAACTGTGAACATTCAAAATATCAGGATCGGAGCTTGTTCTGTAACATTCAAAGGTGAAGATCTTGGTCATACCAAAGAAGGTGTTGAGTTTGAGTTCGAGCGTGAGTTCGAGGATCTAGTAGTAGATCAATATGGTTCAACACCGGTTGATATGGCGCTTACAGGGCAAAACCTTAAAGTTAAGGTTGCTCTTGCGGAGCCGAACACTTATAATTTGAGCGTTGCCATTCCCGAAGGGGAATATGAGTCAGGCGCAACTGATGACAGATTGAACCTTGGTGAAGATGCAGGGTACCAGTTAAGAGGAGATGCGGGACTTTTAGTTCTTCACCCTCTTAAAAATGCGAGTACTAATCTTTCAGAGGATATCAATGTGTATAAGGCTGTATCTGTAGAAAAAATCTCCCTTGGTTACAAGGTAGATGAGCAGAGAGTGATTGAGATTACTTTCCGCGCATTGATAGATGAAACCTACGGAGCAGGAAGACGTCTTGGACATATTGGGCCGTCACTTATAAGTTAGGTTGTACGTTTACTCGGGGGCTTTATGGCCCTCGGGATAAGGGTATAATAAAATTATGTTAGATAGACACGATATAAGGAACGAAGCTATTTTAAAGCCCTCATTTTGTAAAAAATGCAGGAAGAAGCGGAGACAAAGATGTATATCACACAAACCGCGCTCGAGAATTATTTAAAAAGGGCGCTAACTACAAGAGAGGTTAGTTTGTTTGCGCTCGTTGAGGGTGCGGCAGAAAGAGTAGTTA